AAGTTGGAAAATAATGAACAGCTCACAGAACTAGAAGGGCTTGATACAACTATTGACTGGAAAAATACAGGTGATAACTCTTATGATGGTGAAAAACTAAAACTATTAGCTCATGATGAAAGTGGCAAATGGGAAAGACCTGACAATATATTAAATAATTGGAGAGTTACAAAGACTACGTTAAGGCTAGGATCTAGGATTGTAGGTAAATGTATGATGGGCTCAACATCAAATGCGTTAGACAAAGGTGGAGACAATTTTAAACACTTATACTACAATTCAGACGTTACAAAGAGAAATAAAAACGGACAAACAACTTCTGGACTCTATAGCTTGTTCATACCTATGGAGTGGAACTACGAAGGATTCATCGATACTTATGGATCACCTGTCTTCGTTACTAGCGAAGATAGAGTCGAAGGAGCTGACGGTTACGAAATTACAACAGGAGTTATTGAACATTGGAAAAATGAAGTTGAAGGACTAAAGCATGATCAAGATAGTTTAAATGAATATTATAGACAATTTCCAAGATCAGAAGCTCATGCGTTTAGAGATGAAAGTAAACAAGCTCTTTTTAATATAACAAAAATATATCAACAAATAGATTATAACGAAGAGTTAAACAATATAGCAAACATAACTCAAGGTAATTTTTCTTGGAATAATGGGATAAAAGATACTACAGTAAGTTTTATACCAAGTAATAATGGTAGATTTTTTGTTAGTTGGGTACCTCCTCATAATTTACAAAATAAAGTAATAATTAAAAATGGAACAAAATATCCCGCTAACGAACACATTGGAGCTTTTGGCTGTGACAGTTACGACATTAGCGGTACTGTGGATGGTAAAGGTTCTAAAGGAGCTTTACACGGATTAACAAAGTTTTCAATGGAAGACGCTCCATTTAATCAGTTTTTCTTAGAATATATAGCTCGACCTCAAACAGCTGAAATATTTTTTGAAGATGTTTTAATGGCTTTACATTTTTACGGCATGCCTATACTTGCTGAAAATAATAAACCAAGATTATTATACTATTTAAAGCGAAGAGGTTATAGAGGTTTTAGTATGAATCGTCCTGATAAATTAGCTAATAAATTATCTACCACTGAAAGAGAAATAGGTGGCATACCTAATTCCAGCGAAGATATTAAACAAGCACATGCTGCCGCTATAGAAACTTACATAAATGATAATGTAGGCAGAATAAAAGAAGGTTATGGTTCAATGTATTTTCAAAGAACTTTAGAAGACTGGGCTAAATTTAATATTAATAACAGGACTAAATACGATGCTACTATAAGTTCTGGTTTAGCTATAATGGCTTGTAATAAAAATAAATATAGACCTGCACCACAAAATACTATTAAATCTTTTAATTTAGGTTTTAAAAGATATAACAATGATGGCAATATTTCTAAAATAATAAAATAAATAAATGCAAATTTCTTACACAAGTAATAGTTCTTTTCCAGATCAGGTTGTACCAGCTGCAGAAAAAGCTACTTTAGAGTATGGGCTTGCCGTAGGCAGAGCTATAGAGAGTGAATGGTTTAAAAATTATAGAGGTGGAGTAAACGCTCCTGGTTATGCTGTTAACTTTAATGAGTTTCATAATTTAAGATTATACGCTAGAGGTGAACAGCCAGTACAAAAGTACAAAGATGAGCTAGCTATAAATGGTGACTTAAGCTACTTAAATCTAGACTGGAAGCCAGTTCCTGTTATTGCTAAATTTGTAGATATTGTTGTTAATGGCATATCTGGTAGAACTTATGAAATAAACGCTTTTGCTCAAGATCCTGTTTGTTCAAGACAAAGAACAGATTATGCTACTGGATTAATGACAGATATTGTAGCTAAAGATTATTTAACTGAAGCTAAACAAATACTAGGTGTAAATGCTTTTAATGCTGAAGATCCTGACGCAGCACCACAAGATAAAGAAGAATTAGCTATACATTTGCAAATGGATTTTAAACAGTCTGTTGAAGTTGCAGAAGAAGAAGCTATAAATTATATATTAGAAAATAATAAATATGATTTAACTAGAAGAAGATTAGCTTATGATTTAACTGTATTAGGTATTGCAGCTGTAAAAACTAGATTTAATGAAGCTGAAGGTGTTACTGTAGATTACGTAGACCCAGCAGCTATGGTTTATTCTTATACAGATGATCCTAACTTTGAAAACTTGTATTACGTAGGAGAAGTTAAATCTGTTTCTATACCAGATATTAAAAAACAGTTTCCACAATTAACTGATGAAGAGTTAGAAACAATACAAAAATATCCAGGTAATCCAGAATATTTAAGAAACTGGAACGGTAGATATGATGATTTAACGGTACAGGTTATGTATTTTGAATACAAAACTTATCATGATCAAGTATTTAAAATTAAGAAAAACGCTTTTGGATTAGAAAAAGTATTAGAAAAACCTGATACTTTTAATCCACCTGAAACTGAAAACTTTGAAGTAATTACTAGATCAATAGAAGTGTTATACAGCGGAGCAAAAATACTAGGACATCCTATGATGTTAGAGTGGAAGCTAGCTAAAAATATGACTAGACCTACTGGTGATACTGTTAAAGTTAATATGAATTATAATATATGTGCGCCAAGATTATATAAAGGTAGAATTAATTCACTAGTAAAGAGAATAACAGGTTTTGCTGATATGATTCAACTTACGCATCTTAAAATACAACAGGTTTTAGCTAGGACAGTTCCTGATGGTGTATTTTTAGACATGGATGGTTTAGCAGAAGTTGACTTAGGTAACGGTACAAAGTATAATCCAGCTGAAGCATTAAACATGTACTTTCAAACTGGTAGTATTGTAGGTAGAAGTTTAACACAAGAAGGTGATCCTAATAGAGGTAAAGTGCCAATACAAGAGTTACAAACTGGAAGTGGTGGTGGAAAAATAGGAACTTTAATACAGACTTATCAATACTATTTACAAATGATAAGAGATGTAACCGGATTAAACGAAGCAAGAGATGGTAGTACACCAGATAAAAACTCATTAGTAGGTTTACAAAAACTAGCAGCAGCTAATAGTAATACAGCCACTAGACATATATTACAAGCTCAATTATTTTTAACATTAAGAACTTGTGAAAACATATCATTAAGAGTTGCTGATGCATTGCAATATCCATTAACTAGACAAGCGTTAGAAAATAGTATATCAGAGTATAACGTAGGTACTTTAGATCAATTATCTAAAATAAACATACATGATTTTGGTATATTTTTACAGCTAGAACCAGACGAAGAAGAAAAAGAACAACTTGAGCAAAATATACAAATAGCATTAAAAACTAATTCTATAACTTTAGAAGATGCTATAGATATAAGAAATGTAAAAAATTTAGCTTTAGCAAATCAAATGCTAAAGTATAGAAGAAAGAAAAAAGCTCAAGCAGATCAACAAGCTGCACAAGCTAATATACAAGCACAAGCTCAAGCTAATGCTCAAACAGCTGAAAAAGCTGCATTAGCTGAGATGCAAAAACAACAAGCCTTAGCAGAGACTCAAATACAAATAGAAAAAGCTAAATCTCAATTTAACATAAATAAAATAGAAAGAGAGTCTCAAATGAGAAAGCAAGAAATGGAACTTAAGTTTGGTTATGATATGCAGCTTGCACAAATAGATGTTAAAGCTAGAAAAGAAAAAGAGCAAATGATCGAAGATCGTAAAGATAAAAGAACAAGAATATCTGGCACGCAGCAAAGCCAAATGATAGATCAAAGAAAAAATAATTTATTACCAACAGATTTTGAAACCAATGCTGGTGATGAACTAGGTAACTTAGGTGTTGAACCTTTAGTACCGTAAACAATTATTAATTATTATATTATATTATGTCAACAACAAAACAAGAGCAAGAGGCTTTGCCTTTAAAAATAAAAAAGCCTTCATTAAAAAGGGATAACGATCAAGTTTATAAACTTGATATGAATAAAAAACCAGAAGAAAAACAAAAAGAAGATGCCATTCCAGAGCAAAGCGCAGGAAGTTTGGATGAGGATAAACAAACCACAGATGTGGAAAAAGTGGAGGAAAGAGCACCCGAACCAAGTATTGAGCCGGTTGCCGAAGAAAAAGAAGAAGAAGTAAATCCTTTAGAAGAAATTACTCCTGAAGAAAATAAAGAAGTTGTACAAGAATCTGTACAAGAGCATAGAGAAGAAACACCAACTAGAAAGCTACCAGAAAATATAGAAGCTCTAGTAAGTTTTATGGAAGAAACAGGTGGTACTATTGAAGATTATGCTAGATTAAATAAAGATTATTCGCAGTATAATGAAAATGCTATACTAAGCGAATATTACAAAAGAACTAAACCACATTTAAATCAAGAAGAAATTAACTTTATAATGGAAGATAATTTTAAAATTGATGAAGATGTGGATGATGAGCGAGAAATAAAGAAAAAGAAACTTGCTTTCAAAGAAGAAATTGCTAAAGCCAAAGGTTTTTTAGAAGAAACAAAGAGTAAATACTATAAAGAAATCAAGTTGAGATCTAATGGTTTGACTCCGGAACAACAAAAAGCTATGGACTTTTTCAATAGACACAACAAAGAACAAGAAAAAGGAGCAAAGAATAGGGAGATATTTCTTACTAATTCTAATAAGTTATTTAACGAAGATTTCAAAGGTTTTGAATATTCAGTTGGAGAAAAAACTTTTAGATACAATGTAAATAATCCTAGTGATATTGCTAAAAAACAATCAAATTTAAATAGTTTGTTTCAGAAGTTCTTGAACAAAGATGGTGCGATTGGTGATGCTAAAGGTTATCACAAAGCTTTATATACAGCACAAAATCCAGATAGAATTGCATCTCATTTTTACGAACAAGGTAAAGCTGACGCTATAAGGAATATGACATCTAAATCAAAAAATATTGGTGAAGATATTAGGCCTCAAGCAAACGGTGACGTGTTTATAAATGGGTTGCGAGTAAAAGCGATTAGTGGTGTAGATAGTTCTAAGTTGAAATTTAAAATAAAAAAATAACAACTAAAAACAAAAATTATGAGTTTTGTAAACGGTGGGAGTTTTCCCGCAAGTTTAGTTCCAGCTCAAACTAGATTAGCTCTACATACAAACTATTTAACGTTTGATGGAAGTACAGGTAGTTTTGCTCAGCAATACTTACCAGAGCTTTATGAAGCTGAGGTGGAACGTTATGGAAACAGAACAATTGGTGGTTTCCTAAGAATGGTCGGTGCAGAGATGCCGATGACATCGGATCAAGTAATTTGGTCTGAACAAAATAGATTACATATTGCATATAAGTCTTGTACTGTTGCTGCTCCAGGTGGGTTAGCTGATGCTGATATTACTCTTACTATTGATTTAGCTGTTGCGCAACCAGATATTGCTGCTGCTGACAGAAGAGGTGCTATCAGACAAGGACAAACAGTATTAATTTCTGATAATGCAACTGGATTAATCGTACAAAAAGGTTTAGTACAAGCTGTTTCTGGTGCTACTCTTAATGTGTTAAACGTTAAGTTTTATGGTACTGCTACTAATTCTTTACCTGTAACTGCTGGTGGTTGTAACGTATTTGTTTACGGATCAGAGTTTGGTAAAGGTTCAATTGGTATGCAAGGATCTATTCAGCCTACTTTCACTCAATTTGCTAACAGGCCAATGATACTTAAAGATAACTTTGAGATTAATGGTTCTGATACTGCTCAAATTGGTTGGGTTGAAGTTGCTACAGAAGATGGTCAATCAGGTTATTTATGGTATTTAAAGTCTGAGTCTGAAACAAGACTAAGATTTGAAGATCAGTTAGAAATGGCTATGGTTGAAGCTGAAAACATGTATAATTCTACTTATACTGAAGCTGGTAATGCTGTACAATACCAATATGGTGGAGCTAACAATGCTGCATTAACTACTAACATTCAAGGTTCTGAAGGTTTATTTGCTGCTATCGAAGCAAGAGGTAACGTATACTCTGGTTTTGCTGGCGCTGCTGCTCCTGGTTCAGGTGCTTTAGGTGATTTTGATGAAATACTCAAAAACTTAGATAAGCAAGGTGCTATTGAAGAAAACATGTTATTCTTATCAAGATCTACTGCTCTTGACTTTGACGATATGATTGCATCTGTAAATGGAGCTTACGCTTCTACACAAGCTGCTTCTTTCGGATTATTTGAGAATGATGGTGATATGGCATTAAACTTTGGATTTTCAGGATTTAGAAGAGGTTCTTATGACTTCTATAAAACTGACTGGAAATACTTAAATGATGCTTCATTAAGAGGACTTGACAAAGAAATCGATGGTGTATTAATACCAGCTGGTACTACTACAGTATACGATCAAATGTTAGGATCTAATATCAGACGTCCTTTCTTACATGTGAGATATAGAGCTTCTGAAACTGAAGATCGAAGAATGAAGTCTTGGATTACTGGTTCAGTTGGTGGTGCATACACTGACACTCTAGATGCTATGACTGTAAGTTTCTTATCTGAAAGATGTTTAGTAACTCAAGCTGCTAATAACTTCGTGTTATTTAAAGGAGCTTAATTATTGTTTAACATTTAAAAGATAGAAATTATGGGATATATATCATTTTCAAAAGGTGGAGGTGAAGTAGATTTACTTCCAGCTGAAAATATCATACACGTTACTAGTAGTGGTACTACTGATTGTAAAATCGTTTATGGCGTATTTGCTAAAGACGATATTCCTTTGGAAGCCACTGTTGTTATTTCTTCAGCAGAAGCAAGTACAACTTCAATTAGAAACGCTGTAAATGCCGCTATTGAAAAAGCTAATGGTGCTTCGGGACCAGCTATTCCAGTAGCATTTGCTAATACTGTTACATCTGTAACTCCTACATTAGGACCTACATTAACGTAACAACAATATAAGATCCCGCTTCGGCGGGGTCTTTATTAATTATTATATTATATTATATTATGGAAACAAAAGTAAAAAAGACTCCAGAGAAAAAAGATAATTGGGAGTATAAAGATAGAAATTATTATCTATTAAAAAACAAAATGCCTTTAACTCATACTATACCTAGTAGACATTCTGCTAGATACCCTTTAGTGTGGTTTGATAAAGAAAAAGGTTACGAAAGAGAAATGAGATATGCTAGTAATCATAAAAGCATATTTGTTGATGAACAAAAAGGTAACGTAACTTTAGCACATATTGTTTTTGAAAAAGGACATTTACAAGTTCCTAAAGAAAAAAGAAATTTACAAGAGTTCTTAGCTAAACATCCACATAATGGTATTATATTTACAGAGTTTGATGCTGTAGTAGAAGCAGAAGATCATTTTGATTGGTTAGAACTAGAACTTGCAGCTTCTAATATGGCTTATGAGATGGATATTGATAAAGCCGAAGCTATATTAAGAGTTGAAAAAGGATCAAGCGTTAATGCATTATCTTCTAAAGAATTAAAAAGAGATTTATTAATCTTTGCTAAACAGCAACCTAAGTTGTTTTTAAATCTTGCTGAAGATGAAAACGTTGAATTAAGAAACTTTGCTATCAAAGCGGTTGAAGCTAAGATTATTACTTTAGCTGATGATAATAGAGTATTTAAATGGACTAGTAATGGTAGAAAATTAATGACAGTACCATTTGAAGAAAACCCATATTCAGCAATGGCAGCTTGGTTAAAAACAGATGAAGGTATTGAAGTTTATAAATCAATACAGAAAAAACTAAAATAACAAGTGATTATAATTAAGGCGGCCACGCGCCGCCTTTTTAATATATATAAATATGGGAATTAATGTAAATACTGTTTACACTACAGTTTTAAGTATCTTGAATAAAGAACAAAGAGGTTATTTAACGCCGTACGAATATAACCTTTTAGCTAGTCAAGTTCAATTAGAAGTTTTTGAAACTTTCTTTGAAGACTACAATCAGTATTTACGTATGCCTAAAACAGATGAAGAATATGCTAGTAGGATAGAGCATATAAGAGATGAATATCAATTATTTGAAAAATTTGAGTCTGCATCAGCTAATACTAACCCTTCTAATGTATACACTTATCCAACTGATTTACATAGATTAGGAAGTGTATTTTATAATGGCGTTAAAGGTTCGCCAAGAATACAATTAGTTAGTCAAAGAGAATTTAGACAACTAAACATGTCACCTTTAACTCAACCGAGTGAAACATTTCCAATAGCAACATTTAAAGATAATAAATTAACTGTATATCCGCAGATAACTAACGGTAATCCAGCTGTTACTTCTGTTAATGATGTTAAGTTTAGTTATATGCGTAAACCTACAGATCCACGTTGGGGATTTTATGTAGGTGACTTAGGACAATATATATATGACTCTAGAACTTTTTCTACTTCTAAACTGATTATAGGACAAACTTTTACCGTTGCTCCATCTTTTCCAATTGGAACTACGGCAGTTGCTGGAACTTACACTGGAGTAGTTACGTCAACTAATGGAGCTGGAACTGGTTGTTTATTAGATATAACTGTAGCAGGATCAGGTACAATAGTTTTATCTAACGCTAATACTACTATAAAAATTTCTACTTTAGACAATAGCTCAGGATATGCTGTTAATAACGCGTTGTCTGTTGCTGCTGGCGCATTTGGATCGTTGAACAATGGTTTTTCATTAAGACTTATAGAAGCAAAAGATTTAATGACTAAAACTAATACAACTCAAGGAAGTATTGACTATGAAATAGATGATTCGCAGAGAAACACTGTTACTATGGAAATATTAAAATACACAGGTGTTATAATAAAAGATCCACAAATATTTCAAGTAGCTGCTAAAGAGTTAGCTGAAGATGAAGCAAACGAAAAAAGATAAAACATGCATACATTAGGAAATCAAAAACAACAAACTAACTCAGAATATTATTCAGGTGAAGTAGCTCAATTAGGCGATGGTACTAATAGTAATTCAGTAACTTGGCCACAAACTTTACCACCGTTAATTTTTAACGATGGAGCAACTCAAACTTCTGTTGATAATTTTGACGTTTTTATTGACAATGTAAAGCAATTTGGTCAAGCTCCTTATAACTTTACTACTTCTTTAAGTACTACCATAACTAATGGTGTAGCTGTTCAAATATTAACTATAGGCACTGCTGTAGTTGTTCCAGCTACATCTGTAATTAAAGTAGCTTTTATAGATCAAAGTAGATGGAGTAACTATGGAGGTTATCAATATACTCCGTTAAGTGAAGTAGTTAATAACTTTATGATAAATTACGTAGGTACAGATAAAGTTATACCAAGAGTTAAAAGAACTGATTTAATATACCACGCTAAAAGAGGTATACAAGAGTTTAGCTATGATACATTAAGAAGTATAAAAGCTCAAGAGCTAACTATACCTAATAATTTGTCTATAGTAGCTCCACAAGATATGGTTAACTATGTTCAGTTATCTTGGGTAGATCAAGCTGGTGTTAAACATATAATATACAACACTAGATTAACAAGTAATCCTACAGCACCAGTAATACAAGACGATCAAGGTGTTCCTACTCAAGATCAATATGGAAATAACCTAGAGTCTAAACAAGCTTTAATAAATGATAGGTGGAGATCAGCTAATCAAAATAATATAGCAGGTTCAGCTGGTAGTGAAAATTTTACAGAAGCAGACGTATATGCTAATGCTTGGTATAAAAATGTTTATGGTCAAAGATATGGAGCTGAGCCAGAAGTTAGTCAAAAAAACGGATGGTTTACTTATGATCCTAGAAGAAATGTATTTGCTTTTAGCAGTAACTTAGCACAAAGATTAATTATTTTAGAATATATATCAGACGGTCTTTATAATGATGAAAATACTAAAATACCTAAATTAGCAGAAGATGCTTTATATGCATATATGTTATATGCTGTAACTTCAGTTAAACCTAAAGTACCTGAATATATTGTTCAAAGATATAAAAAAGAAAAAGTTGCTAAATTAAGAAACGCTAAAATAAGATTAAGCAATATTAAATTGGAAGAGTTTACTCAAGTAATGAGAGGTAAATCTAAATGGATTAAACACTAATTAAATGGCATTAGCGAAAAATATATTTATCAAGTCTAAGATGAATAAAGACTTAGACGAAAGACTAATAGGTAAAGGTGAATACAGAGATGCTCAGAATATTAATGTAAGTAGATCTGAAGGTGATGATGTAGGCTCTGTTGAAAATGTACTAGGAAATGAATTAGTAACTGATCTAACTGCTACTACAATATATGATAATAGACAAGTTATAGGCCAATATATTGATCAAAGCAAAGAAAGAGGATTTTTTTATATAACTGATCATTACGATAGTTCAAGTACTAGACTAGATAATTTTGCAGGTAAAGGATCTACTCACTTAATAATAATGAGAGATTTTATAAATAATACCACTCATACATTAGTGTCAGGTAGGTTTTTAAATTTTTCTATTACTCACCCTATACTTAATATAGATTTAATTGAAGATTTATTATTTTGGACTGATGATAGAAATCAACCAAGAAGAATAAATGTAGATAAAGCTTTAGCTAGTTCTACTCATTACACTACAGAAGATAATATATCTGTAGCTAAATATAATCCATACAATGCCATAAGTTTAGTTAATGAATTTACTGTTACTGTAACTGGAGGTACACTAACTGGACCTGGTCCTTTTACTTTAAGCAATGCAGATTACGCTAAAATAAGACAAGGACAGTTTGTAAAAATGCCTAATACAAACGTTCAATCTACACCTTGTATTATTCAAAGTACGTCAAATTCAGCTAAAAGTTTTACATTAAATCAAGATTACGATCAAACAGATCCTTCAGCTACCACTATTACTATATTAGAAACAGGTTCAAAAAATGTTTCAGACAAATTTACAGAAGCAACAGTGTTTGGAAATGCTAGTGCACCCGCAGTTGTAAGCAGTCAGATAGAATTTACAGTTAACAATTTATCTGGAAACTTATACCCAAGTATGCGAGTGTTTAATAGTAGAACACAGTCTGTTATAACAATACTTTCATTACCTGGTTATACATTAGGAAATAATACTGCTACTGTTAGATGTAATGTAGGTAGTGCAGCTTTAACCGAACTTGAAGAAGCTTTTCAACTAAAACCACCTTCTACTTCTTTTTATGGAGCTTTAGTTTACTTTGCAGATTTTAACTCTCAATATTTATCTAACTTTTCAGGTGATACAGAATATTTAAGAGATAAGTTTGTTAGGTTTAGTTATAGATTTAAATTTGAAGATGGCGAATATTCTTTGATAGCTCCGTTTACTAGTCCTGCTTTTGTTCCAAAACAAAATGGTCATATTGTAGATATTAATCAACTATATGATGACAGCAATGTCATTACCAGTCAAGAAAACGTTGAAAGAGGTTATGAAAATATAGCTAGAAGTACTGTTGTAGATTTTTTTGAAAACAGTGTTAATGTAGTTGACCTAAATATACAAACTCCTTTTGCTGTAAATACTCTATACGATAATTTAAAAATAGAAGAAATAGACATACTTTATAAAGAGTCAGATACTTTAGTTGTAAGAATATTAGAAACTATACCTAGAACTGATACTAGAATTACTTCTAATTCAACTAATACATTTACATATAACTATAACTCTAATGAACCAAAACTGCCAGTTAGAGAAGAACAAGTAGTTAGAGTATTTGATAGAGTACCTATTAGAGCTAAAACTCAATCTGTTACTGGTAATAGAGTTGTTTACGGTAATTTTTTAAATAAGCATACTCCACCTGAAGCTTTGAGTTACAATGTAGAAATTAGTGCTAAATTAAATTCAAGAGAAGATGTTTCAGGTGTTCCTAAAAATACTGCTAATTTATTAGTTAAACATCCTACAGCTAGTGTAAAGCAAAATAGAACTTATCAAGTAGGTATAATACTAGCAGATCGATATGGAAGACAAACAGATGTAATTTTATCAGATGCAGATGCAAACTCTTTTAGTTATGCTGGTGGTAGTTTTGGTGGTGATACAGTTTTTCATAAATATTTTTCAAAAGGGAGAGCGCAAGTTAATCGTATAAACAGATGGTTTGGTGATTCAATTAAAGTTTTATTTAGATCTGTAATACCTAATAGTGTGTCTTATGCAGATGGTTATCCAGGTTTATATAAGACAGGTAGTTACACTGCAACTGTAAACTCTTCACTTATTGGAAGTAGTTTTGGTATAACAAACTTTGGTGAAAACCCTGAAGTTGGAGACATTATTACTATAGGAGGTGTTGATTATGCAATATCAGCTGTTTCTATATCTTATCCTACTTATCCTGCATCTCCAACAGCTAACATAACTTTAAGCCCAACGCCACCAAGTATAGGTTCTATTGGTACAGTTTATAATGTAGTTGGTAAAGCTAATCCGTTAGGCTTTTATAGTTATAAAGTTGTAATTAAACAACTAGAAGAAGAGTATTACAATGCTTATTTAGGTAATGTTATACAAGGAGGTTTTAAAGATCAAAAAGATAGTACAGGAACTTTGCAAGAACAAGGTTTATTTAGGACTTCATTATCTTACGCTAGTTTATTTGGTAGTAATATAAATAAAGTACCAGCAGATTTATCTGAAACAGAACCTAACCAACAATTGTTTGCACCTAATACTACTAAGTTGTTTCCAAGAGTACAATCTACTATGGCTATTGGCTCGGGTAATCCAGTAGTAACTAACAATATTTATGTATCTAATAATGCAGCTGATAAAAGTAATCCATTTGTAACAGGTGTTTTTTCTGCTAAACTAACAGATTTAAAAGCTGTAGATACTGTCGCATCAGTAACTGGTGTTGGTTTTGTAAACGCTCAGCAAGATCCTATAGGTTTTAAAATAAACACTAATGGAAAAGTTTTAGGTGTTCCAGTTGTAAATCCAGCTTACCCTACTAGTCCGTCGTTTATTAGCTCTGATTTTAGATTAAACGTAATGGAGGTAGATCCACCTAAATCTGATATACAAATATATTACGAAACTGCGTGCTCAGGATTAATAAGCGATTTAAATGTTCAAATAGAAACAGGAACAGGAGCTAGTGGTACAGCTCCAGATCCTCCACAAAGTGACGATGCAGTCGCTTCATAAAATTTAAAAAATTATGTCAGCAGTAATAGAAGTAGATTTTAATAACACTTATTTAATTAAGCAGACTTATAGTCAATCATTGAATGGTAGGACAAACTCTAACCCTAATAGGCATAATGCGCTAGGCCCTGGAATATGTTGGCCTGGTGGTATTGATCTTACTATTGGATCGCCTGGTACAAATCAAGATAGAATAGAAGGATTTTATTCTAATTTTTACATAGAAGAGTCTAGAATAAGAGGTGATTTTAATGCTGTTAGTATAGATAAAGGTGTTAGAGCTTTTTTAGATGATCCTTTTCCACTGCAACAACATAGATTTAATACATTAATTTATTCTGGCATATATAACTCTAGAACAGGTATTAACAATACAAATGTATTTTCTACTGGTACAGACATTACTAAGTCCTTAGACCCTGAGAATGGAACTATACAGCGCACTTTAGCTGAAGATACTAATATGATTGTGTTTCAAGAGAACAAAATTAGTAGAGCGTTAATAGACAAAGATACTATATACACTACAGAAAGCGGTACTCAAACTCAGGCGGGTACTGCGGTTATAGGTCAGTTTGTACCTTATAAAGGTGTTTATGGTATTAGTAAAAACCCAGAGTCTTTAGCTAATTATGGTTTTAGAAAATATTTTGCTGATAGAAACAGAAATGCTATATTAAGATTATCTAACGATGGTCTTACTGAAATTAGCGCTTATGGTATGGAAGATTATTTTAGAGATGAACTAGCTAAAGTAAAAGATACTAATACTACATATAGCATTCCAGCTACATCTACTTTTCAAGTAATTGATGGTGGTGCTGTTGGAAGCATGACTCTAACTATGGACCTTACTGGAGTAACGCCAATACCCTCAACAGGTATGACAATTCCAAATAACCCAGGTTATATAACTCAAGTCGATGCTTCTAATCCAGCTTCTGTAAAAGTATTTTATTCAGTGCCTTTTGTTACAGATCTTAGTGCTAAAGTTAAGTTTGAATATTTAGAAAATAGCAAAGTAAAAGGAGCTTGGGACGTACATAATAGAAATTATATTGTGTCTTTACAAGAGACTCCGATATTAAGTTCTAAAACAGAAAATTTTCAAACATTAGCATTTGATGACAAAGTAAATGGGTGGGTAAGTTTTTACACTTACAAACCTGAAACAATGTTTTCTGTAAAAAATAATTACTTTACTACTCGAGAAGTAGGTTTATTTAAACATTATTCAGAAGTAGCTAATACTAGAAACACATTTTATGGGACATCTAGTCCTTCTACAATAACTTGCGTGTTTAATGTACAGCCAAGTTTAGTAAAAAACTTTAAAACTGTGGGATATGAAGGTAGTAGTGGTTGGGAAGTAGAGTCTTTTGTTTCTGACTTTACAGGAGCTAACCAATTGCCAGCTGGTACATATGTTGAAAATCAAGATCAAACTCTTTCTGTTAAGAGTTATGAAGAAGGAAAATATGTAGATCCTATTACGGGTCAAACTTTAAACGCTGGCTTTAATAGAAAAGAAAATATCTACGTAGCTAATATAGTTTCTAACTCTATAGCTATGCCAAACGAAGTATCATTTGGTAATCAAATAACAGGTATAAGAGGCTTTGTAGCTACTGTTAAGTTAAAAACAGATGACACTACACAATTAGGTGGAACTAAACAACTTTGGTCTACAAGATCAGAGTATGTTAATTCTACTGGATTTTAATTATATTATATGGATAAAGAAATAGAAGAAATAAAACAACAAGTTTTATTAGAGCCTTTAGAAAAAGCAGAGTCTAAAAAACAGTTTGTAGAATTAACTAAAAAGTTAGGACTAAAACATAGTTTTGATTTTGATGAAGCTTGGGAAATAGGTCAACAAATAAGAGCTAAAAAACAATTTAGAGAAAAAATTAAAGAACTAGAGGAAGTATTAAAAAATAATCCTGACTCTATAAAAGGCCAAGAAGTACAAGAAGCTAATCCGGTTAAACACTCTTTTGCTGAAAACATTTGTGTTAGAGAAATATATAATCCAGCTAATGAGTTTATTATAACAGCTATACATGCTCAGTCTCACCCTTTCTTTTTATTAAAAGGTAGTATGTCTATAATAACACATGAAGGCATAGAAACAATTGACGCACCTCATTATGGTATAACAAAACCCGGAATAAAAAGAATAATATATACTCATACTCCTTGTAACTTTGTGACAGTACACGCTACTGAATTAAAAGACCCTGACAAAATAGTAGAGTCTGTAACAGCAAAAACATTTGAAGATCCTAGAATAACAAAAGAAGATATGAAATTAATTAACAAATTAAAACTAACGATATGAGCATGGTAACTGTTGCTATTATCGCGGGTGGTACTGCTCTTATTGCTGGCGGTATAGACTTTGGTATTAGCAAAAATAAAGAAAAAAAAGCTGCAGAAAAAGCTGCGCAAAAAGAAGCTGAATTAAAAGCATTTCAAGATAATAGACAAGAGATTATTGATAACTCAGATGATATTAGAGCATTAGCAGCTCAAGTAAATAATCCATTTGCTAATTTAAGTGTAGCTACAGGTGCCGCAGAGTTTGAGGCTGAACAAGCAGATTTAGCTTTAGCTCAAGCGTTAGACACTATGGCTGCTACTGGAGCTAGTGCTGGTGGTGCTACTGCTTTAGCTAGAGCAGCATTAGCTAGTAAAAAAGGTATATCTAATAGTATACAACAACAAGAGGTTGCTAATCAAAAACTAGCTGCTCAAGGAGCTCAACAAGCACAACAACAAAGACTTAACTTGCAACTTCAAGCTGAAGCTGAAGAAGCTGCTGCTTTTGATAGACAAGAAAGAAGAGATATGGTTGACATGGGTATTATAAGAGAAGATCAACAGTTCCAGCAAAACTTAGAATTACAATACGGATTAGCTGCTCAAGAAGCTTTAGTAGGAACTGTAGAAAATGTAGGCAGCGCAGCTGGAGATGCGTATTTAGCCGGAGTAACACCTTAATAATTATAATATGGCGTATCAAATACCAAACATAGCAGGTCTAGCTTCGGCTAGAAATTCTAGAAGAGCTCAAGCTGTAAAAGATTTAGGAACTAAACTAGCGCTTAGACAAAAAGAAAAAAACAAAAGAGAAGCTCAAATAGTTAAAGATGCTAATGCTCGTAATGTAGATTTTTTAAACTACTTTGAGCAACAGCCTAAATCTAGTAATCAAGCTTTTAACTCTGCAGCAGAAGAATATGTAAGAAAAGCATCTATGAAACAAGAAGAAATGTATAGAAATGCTTTTGGTGCTGAAGGAAGTCCTCAAGCTAGAGCTGCGTATAATGCTCAAGTTATGAAAGATAAAAGAAATTTAAAATCTATAGGCGCTTGGATGACGTTAGGTAATGCCGCTAGCGTAGCTATAACAGAAAACCAGTCTGCAGCAGATCAAGATACATCGTTAGGTGCTTTTACTAGAGGTAATGATATAAATAAATTAGGTTTTCAAAGTGATTTAGCTAATTCAAAGTTTACTAATTTTTTACTAGAAGACGATGCTAATGGTAATATAAATTTAAAGGGATTTTATAAAGATCAAGATTACCAAGGTTATTTATCTGGAGCTGAAAATGCAACCTTTAGTGAAAGAAACTTAACTGGAGATGTGCAAGCACATGAAGCTGGTCAAGCTTGGTTTACTCAGATAAAACAAGAAGATTTATTGCAAAACAAATTAGGTAAAATATGGAACGATACAAACCCAGCTATTGGTTTAAATAATTTATTTCAACCTGAAGTTAGATCTAAAAAATATTTATCAAATGGTAAGTGGGTTTATACTGAAGAAAAAGTATATAATCCAGTTAAAATAAAAAATGATTTACTAACTACATACTCTAAAAGACTTGATACTCAAATAAATGGAGAAGGTTTTGATAAAACATGGGATCAACTATACAAAGGAGGTTATATAAGAAATGCTAAAGGAGAGTTTCTTGAAGAAGGAGACATTGCTTGGAACACAGTTAAACAGATTAAAAATATATCTGACGAAATGTTTATGAAGCAATATGGTGATTTAACAGGTGATAATAAGATTACTCAAGAAGATAGAGATTTGTTTGTTGACAACATGAAAGACGCAGCTAGACAAGGACTAGCTAATTACTTTTCTGAAACTATGAGTCCACAAAATAATCAAGTATTAAAAACTCAAACCACACAACAAAAGAAAAGTGAAGCAAATAAAAAAGGTGGTTATAGTCCTGAAGAGATAGCTGAATTTAGAATACACGAACAAGCTTATTTGGCAAATAAAGAAGCTTCTATAGCTGACGCTGAATTAACAAATGCTGCTAGTTTAAGATCCGCTATGGTAAAACAATTAAATGATAATTCTCATTTAGAACGTTTAGGTGGAGTTATTTTTGCTGACTATGAAACTGCTATGGGTATTTTTGAAAATACAGGACAATTAGATTATTATAGAAACGCAATGGATAAAGGATCTATATATGCTTTAAGCCCAACAGCAACAGTAACAGAAGGCACTAAAAAGCTACAATATGTAATAGATGCAGATAAAGAAATTAAAGCTTCTTCTATTGAAAATGCAGTTGGAAACCAAGAGCAAATACAATTGTTATTAAATAATGGTATTGACGTAGATGAATTATCAGTAGATTATTTTACACAGCTAGATAAAAGCAAAGAGAAAAAATCATTACCTACTAATTAAATAAAGTATGAGTAAATACATTTGGGATAACTCAGAATATTCTTTAGACGAAATTACTGAAGCAGCTGGCACTGCTAATTTAGGAATAGATGAATACATTTCTAAATATAACATTGAAGTCGTAGATGAAGAAGAAGATAAAACTGAGGAAATAATAACTGATCCACCTAAAGCTAAAGCAGTTGAAAAAGCTGAAGTAGTAGAAGAGATTAAAACACCTTCATTTGTGCCACATCCTGATGGTGATGCTTATTATGAAAAGCTACCTATGATGGATAGAGAAAAGGTAGCTTATATGGATTGGAAAGCTAAAAATAAACCTGAAGAAATTAAACCCGCTTTTAAAGGTGCTCCACTTGTAGACGTTAGCGAAGGTATAGCTACTAAAATAAATATTAATGGTAAAATAGAAGAGTTTGAAGATGAGGTTACTGATGACTTTGAATATACAAGTTCTAATCCTGATGTATACAAACTAATAACTACTGCTGAAGAAAAAGAAGCTAAAGGTGAAGGTGAAGATGATAGTAAGTTTCAAACTATTTCTATAAGTGAAGATGTTAATTTTTTAGAAAAATATTATCCTGGTAGATTTTATAGTGGTCCACTAGTAATGGACGGGGGAGATCCTAAATTATACGATAGAGAACAAAAAGATATATTTGGTAAAGATAAATCAATAGACGCTTCTGAATTTATAAAACCTATAAAAGATGAGTTACTTAAACGTGAAGCGGCAAAACTTCGTAATAAGTTAAAAGGTGATGAAAGCAGCTATGTCGAAACAAATATAGCAGCATTAGATAATTATGGACAAGATGACATAAATGGAACTAATTTAAAAGAGTGGTATAAAACTGGTACATTAACTAAAGATGCTTATGATCAAGTAGAAAATAAGAAAAAATCATTTGATAAAGGTGTTTTCAAATCATCTGAAAAAGAACTATTTGAAAAATATAAAACAACAGGTGAGTTTGATACAGAGTCTTTTTTAAGATTAAAAGCTAACGCAGGTGATTATGCTTATGATGCTCAAGGTAATTTAATAGGTGTTAGTGTAACCGAAGGTGAACCTATCGCGCCTATGAAAGAGGGTGATTTAGGTTTTGAACAAGGAGATATAGATTTAATAAATCAAAAAACACAAGAGTATCAACAAAAAGCAGCAACAGTAGATGTATTAATAGAAGCTAGAAACAATGCTTATTTTGAATTACTAGCTACTGACAAGCAAATAGCTGATGCTGTAAAGCAGGGTAAAGGACCTGAAGCGCAAGGCGTTGTTGAAAATATATTAAACTTTTTAAGTGGTGATGCGCTTGTTGGTGATCAGGTTCAAGCGGCAGCTAGAGCTGCTGAAGAAGGAAGTTATGTAGGTAAAAACATACTTAAAATTGCATCTAAAGATCCTTTAGCACAACAGCATAATAATAAACTTATAGAAGTATTAGCACTAGATAGAGCTATTAAACTTAACTCTAATTTAATGACTATTGAAGAAGAGGGTAATATTAGTAAGTTTACTAGAGAGTTTCAAGAAGTAATGACAGGAACTTCAGCTGCTCCGTATGGTGAACTTGGCAATATAAAAAGCGCTCCATCAGTTGCTGCTAGCTATTATTCTGATGTAATGAGTGAAGCTGGACTACAAGTAGATAAAGACATCGTAGAAAAAGATATTAATAACTCAGGTATAGACGAACTAATAGTAACAGGTGGTGCTAATATAGCACCTTTACTTATGGCTATAAGAGGAGCTAAAGGTGTAAATGTTAAGTTTAATAATAAAGTTTATGGAGTTAAACCAGCTTTAAAAGCAATAGATAAAGTATTTACAGGTTTTACAAAAGGAAAAGGTACTTCTACAACAAAAGTAATGAATTTAGTTAAAGGAATAACTAAAGAAGTTGTTACAATAGGAGCTGCAAACGAGTTTCAAGAAACTGTTTTTAATACTCAAAAGCTTCCATTAACCGATGCTGTTATATTCGGAGCTGGTAATAGTTTTGTAGCTGGAGCTTCTAAATATGTAGCTACTAAATATATACCTTATTTTTCAGAGTTTGCTAGAACAAGGATGGGCGTAGCTGTTAACGGCGCTGGTAAGCTAGTAGCAGGTGGTGTTTCAGCTACTGCTATTGGTAAAAGTGCAGAACTTATTAATGCTTCTGCTAATTATTGGTCTACTGGAGACGAAGAAGCTTTTGATCAAGCTATGGAGCATTTAACTAGTATAGATCAATTAACAGCTGATGTAGTATTATTTACTGCTTTAGGTATGCGTGGTGAAGCAGTAACAGAGGTTAAAAATAGAATATTAGCTATAGATGGTAGATCACCATTAACTGTTAACGCTTCTAAAACTTTAGGTGTTAAAGAATTTAGTTCACCTAAAGAAGTTGCTGAAGCTTTAGATACTAAGATGAAAGAACTTGGTGTAGATAAAATGAACTCTGCACAAATGAATAGTCCAGAAGTTAAATCTCAAATAGAAAAATTAAAGCTAGCTGCGGAAACTTTAAATACTCAAGTAAATGTAAGAGATGCTAAACAAGCTATAGAACAACAAACTAACAATGCTAAAACTACAGAAGCTAAACTAGATATTATAGCTAAAAAACTAGCAACTGGACAAGAGTTAACTGTAGCAGAAGTTAAAGAGATAGGTAAGTTTTCTGATACGCCTATTGTAGATGGATCTCAAGGTTTTAATTTTAGGTCACCTGTAGAAGCTATGAACGTAGTTATGGCTAACAAACTAGGTATAACTAGAGGATCAGAAAAATTCAATATATTACAAGGAGAATTAGCTAAATATGGAGAGTTTGTAAATGTATCTAACCAACAATTTAAAGGTGAATCAAAACAGACTCAAGCTAAAAAAGAATTATATATAGGTAAAATATTAGATGCTAGAAAAATACAGCAAGAAACTAATTCACTTACTGAACTCATAGAATCAAATCCAGAGTTATCTATAGTACATAAACCTGTTATAGCAGAGAATAACAAAAGGTTAAAAGAAGTTCAACAAGAAATGGTTGACTTAGTAGTAGAAAATAGAGAAGTAGAAAAAACAGATTATGAGTCTGATATAAAGTTTGCTAGTGAAACAGCTAAAGATTTAGGTATAAGATTTGAAGAACTGACTGCATCTAAGTTTAATGAACTAGCAAATACTAAAGGGTTTAATAATACTTCTGACGGTGTATACTTACCTGAAGAAAATGCTATATATATTAATAGAGACGTAGCTTTACAAAATGGAGCTATAAGTGTAGGTTCTCATGAATTAGCTCATGCATTATTAAGAAGATCTTTTAAAAATAACAAAGGTATATTTACAGCAGAAGGTATAGATGCTATAAACGACTTTGTTAACAACACAATGAGCAATGAACAGCGTGCTAAAGTTCAGCAAAGAATAAATCAAAAATACGATCCTAATAGTAAAGACTTTCAACAAAAACAATACGAAGAATATTTAAATATATTTTTAGACGGTGTAAAGCGAGGCGAATATAAATTAAATGATACATTTAGTTCTAAGCTTAAATCTATTGTAGAGGGCAACCGAGGTGTTGATTTAACAACCGGTAAGGGCATTAAAAACTTTGTAGATCTATTAGCTAGGTCTGGAAGAAACGGTGTCTTAGATGTAAGATTAAAAGATTTTTATAAAGAAGGTGAAGCAACTGGAGAAACTATAGAAGGTGAAGCTAAACTTTCAGGATCTGAAAAAAGATTGTCTGAAACTGTAGATGAGTTGATAGGTATAGAGCGTAATGAGTTAGGTGATATAACGCTAACTAAAGAACAATGGGATGCTGGGTATAATAAATTAGGCACTGATCTTGTTGAGCAAGGAACATTTGACGGTTTAATTGTAGAGGGAACAGGTAAAGACAAGTTAAAAATAGGTAGTGGTGATATTGTTATTGAAGGCAAAGGTTTTAGTAGAGATCAATATATAAAAGATGTAAGAGATAAGCTTAAAGATGTTGTGATGAGGTGGAACCCCGAGTCTATTAAAGGTGAAAAAGGTGGGCTTGTAGGTTGGATAACTAATCCACTTAACTTAAATAAAAAGAAGTTAGACGTTTTTGAAGATTATAAAAAAATAGCTAGAGCAGAGAAAGCAGCAAGAGGTGAAGTAATAGAAGGTGCAGGTGTTAAAGGAACTGAAATAGAAATACCAGCAGAACCTTTCCAAGCTGGAAGAACTAATCCATTAGATCTACTACCTAGTGAACTTAGAGCTGAAGCTATAGAAGAAGTAAGAAGTAAACTGCCAAAAACAGTAGAAGGTTTAAGAGAATTTTTAAAAGGACAAAATTATAAAACTTTAAAAGGTTTAGCTACTGAAACTACATCTAAGTTTTTTGGTATACCTGCAAAGAAAATAAGAGATCCTAAAGCAAATTTAGCTGGTAGAGAACCTCAACAAGCTCAAATGAAAATAGCTCAATTAAAAGGGAAGTTTATAGATATTATACCTAAAAACAATATAGACATATATAAAGAGTTTGAAACAATAGATGGCAAAAGAACTGGTAAGTTTAAGTACATAAGTTTAGGTGATGTAGGTACTGGCAAAGCTACAGGATTACCTGCTAATATAAGAAAAAAATTATATACTAGTTTAGGCAGACCTAAAGGTGTTAACAATGAAGTGTTTGAGCTAAAAAGAGATTTAACAGAGGCTGATATACTTAGAATATTCGGAATAGAAGGTGGTAGAAAAGCTGAAGATTTTGCTTTAAGAACACCTGATGCACAGACTATTAAAGGTGGTGTTGAACTATTTGATAGAGGTTTGGGTAATAAAATAGTTAGAGATATAGCTATAGATCTTGGACTTGCTAACGAAGCATTAAACTTAGCACAAGGTAAAAATGTTTATATGGCTAGTCTCACTGAGATGAGAGACAAGCCTAACTTTGTTGAAAGAGATTTTACATTAAATCATGTTGGGCCTATAGCTGAAAGATTTGCTAACTTACCTTACGGTATTAAAACAGAAGAAGCAGTAAAGCAATTACTTAATGAAGAGTTTAAAACAGGACCTCGTAAGTATAAAACTTTTACTGATCCTAACACTGGTGAGTCATATACTTTTACTGCTCAAGATATTAACGGCTTAGCAAAGTCTTTTATTACAGCTATAAATAGAGCTAAAGAAGTTCCTTTTTTAAACGAGGCTAACGTAAAAAATAGAAGCGAAGTAAACAAAAGAGATATAAAGAAGTTTATTGAAGACGTGGTAATGTCTGAAGGATCTGAAAGAGCTACTCAAAAGTTCTTTGGAGATTTACTACCTAAAAACAATAAAGGTAAAACAATATCGCTAAAAGAATTAGCTGACATCGAAGCTAATCAAGTTAAACGTAGACAGCTTGCTACAGAGATGTGGAAAACACAAGTTAAAGAAGCTGAAAACACTGTTGACTGGATAAACGATAACTTTGGTTTGAGCGAACAGTTTAACTCTGCTTCTAAAATTGGTGATGGTAGGTTTCAATACTATAAAGGTATAGCAGATTTTACGCCTCAATTTAATGAAGCAATAAAAGAATCAGGATATAAAGTTGTAAACGAAGGTAGAAAATATTTTATAGAAACGCTTGATGGTAAAAGAGTAAAAGAGATAGATAGATTTGGTAAGACACAAAGTAATTCTGAGTATGCTATAAAACAATTAGAAAAAGCATTTGATAAAGATGGTATAATAGATGTTAATTCACCTGATGTAAAAGAAGTAGTAGATGTATATCAAGAAGTAGCTAATAGATCTAGAAAAATATTAGATAAGCAGTTTGAATTTATGATGAATAAATATAAAACTGGTGAAGCTAGCGCTACTGATATGGCTTTATTTACTATGGAACTTAAATCTGGTATGGGTACTGTGCTACGTATGGCAGCTCCACTTAGAGAAATGTATGAGCCCTTACCTGGTGAAAAACTTATTAAGCAGCAATCAAGAATTAAAACAGATGCTGAAGGTAAACCAGTATTAAATGCAAAAGGTAAACCAGTAAGGGAGAAGCTATTGATATGGGAACATAGTAAACCAGCTGAGTCAATGATTTTTGAAATGTTAGATATTTATTTAAAAGATGCTAACATAAAAGAAGTTAAACTAGAAAATGATATAATCAGGTACGAGTTAAATGAAACTGGTAAAAAAGCACTAGAAGAAGCTTACAATGGTTACGAAGTAGCTATTATACCTAAAGCAATGGACAATGTAATTACTGCTATAGGTAGAGCTGAAGGAGTTGAAGTTGGTAAAGATAGATATTATGATGAGCTAACTTATGGTAGACCTGAAATGAGAGCTGTTAGAAATTTAGTTACTGGTGAACTAAAAGGTTACGAGTGGGCTATAGCAGCAGAGTATGCTAGAGATACTAAGTTGGCTAAAATAAATGATGAGCAAGGTGTACCTGCTTTTGCTTCTAAGTCACAGCAAAGAAACAACTTTGACTATTTAAAAGAAGCTAAAAATCAAGACAATGCTCTTGATCAAGCTCGTATACCAAATAAAAAACCTAAAAAAATTAGAGTATTTGATTTTGATGATACATTAGCGCGTAGTAATAACATTGTTATAGCTACTAAAGATGGTAAAACAATTAGGTTAAATGCGGAAGATTTTGCTAAACGTGGATTACAGTTGAAAGAAGAAGGTTGGAATTTAGATTTTAGTGATTTTAATAGAGTAACTGACGGATCAAGAGGACCTTTATTTGAGGTAGCTAAAACAATAAAAGAAGCTAGAGGTAATGAAGATCTTTTTGTGTTGACAGCTAGAGCACCTGAATCGAGAGATGCTATATATGATTTTCTAAAAGCAGAAGGATTAGAGTTTAAACGTGATAACATTGTAGGTTTAGGTAACTCAACTGGTGAAGCTAAAGCTCAATGGTTGGTAAGTAAAGCGGCAGAAGGTTATAATGATTTTTATTTTGCTGACGACGCAGTACAAAATGTTAAAGCAGTTAAAGACGCATTGAGTGTTTTAGATATTAAATCAAAAGTACAAAGAGCATTAGCTAGTGAAAGTGAAAACAGAAGCATAGAGTTTAATAAAATATTAGAAGCTAAAACAGGTATTGAATATTATAAAGAGTATTCAGCTGCTAAAGCTAAAACAGTTGGAGCTAACAAAGGTAAGTTTAAATTTTTTATACCTTATTCTGCAGAAGATTTTGTAGGTTTACTTTACCCTACACTTAGTAAGGGAAGATTAGGTGATAAACAAATGGCTTGGTATAAAGAAAATTTATTAAATCCTTATGCTAGAGCAATGGATAACTTAACTAAAGACAGAGTACAGTTAATGGCGGATTTTAAAGCTTTAAAGAAAGAACTAGATGTACCTGCTGATTTACGTAAAACAAATTCAAGTGGTTTTACAAATGAACAAGCTGTAAGAGTTTATTTATTTGAAAAGTCAGGATTTGACATGACCGCTAATGGATTATCTAAAAGAGACTTAGCAGAATTAACAGATATAGTTAATAAAGATCCTAAATTAAAAGCATTTGCTGAACAATTAATGACTATAACTAAAGGTGAAAACTACGCAGAGCCAGGTGAAAACTGGTTAGTTGGTACTATAACGACTGATCTTATAAGCATAATTAATACAACTAAACGTAAAAAGTATTTAGAAGAGTGGCAAAGAAATGTAGACGAAATATTTACTACAGAAAACTTAAATAAACTAGAAGCTATATATGGAAGTAGATATAGAGAGTCTATGGAAAACATTTTAAGTAGAATGAAAGCAGGTAAAAACAGACTGTTTAGCGGAAGTAGATTAGGAAATAAAGTGTTAGATTACATTAACGGTTCTAACGCTGCTATCATGTTCTTTAATACTAGATCAGCTATACTTCAAACTATATCTTCAGCTAACTACCTTAACTGGAGTTTTAATAATCCTGCTAAAGCTGGTATAGCTTTTGCTAATCAACCTCAGTATTGGAAAGATTTTACTAAGTTAATGAACTCTGATTATTTAAGAGACAGGCGTAATGGTTTAAGAATTAACATAGCTGAAAGTGAAGTAGCAGATGCTGCAGCAACTAGTAAAAATAAAGCTAAAGCAGTTATAAACTATATACTTCAAAAAGGTTATTTACCAACTCAATATGCTGATAGTTTTGCTATTGCTTCTGGAGGTGCTACTTTTTATCGTAATAGAATAAATGATTTAGTTAAAAGAGAAGGTATGACTGAAGCTCAAGCGGAAAATCAAGCTTTAAGAGAGTGGAGAGAACTAGCTGAAGAGTCTCAACAGTCAAGTAGACCGGATAAAATATCACAGCAACAAGCTAGTGATGCTGGTCGTTTAATACTTATGTTTGCTAATACACCAATGCAGTATGCTAGATTACAAAAAAGAGCTATACAAGATCTTGCTAATGGACGTGGAGATGCTAAAACAAATGTTAGTAAAATAGCTTATTACGGAGTCGTACAAAACTTAATATTTAATGCTATGCAACAAGCAATGTTTAAGTTAGGTTTTGATGATGATGATGAAGAAAAAGTAAAGACCTACTCGCGAGTAGCTAATAGTATGGTAGATAATACATTAAAAGGATTAGGCATAAGTGGAGCTGCTGTTTCTGTAGGTAAAAACTTTTTAATGGATATTTACGAAAGATCAAATAGAAAAAGACCTGAATATGTAGACGCAGCTTGGAAGTTAACACAGTTCTCACCACCTATTAGTTCTAAAATATCTCGTATTAAATCTGCAGCTTATCCTTTTGATAATAAAAAGATGAGAAAAGAAATATATGACAAAGGCTTTAGTATAAATAATCCAGCTTTAATGTCTGGTGCTAAAGTTATATCAGCAACAACTAACATACCTTTAGATAGAGTATTACAGAAATTTAATAATATACAAGGAGCAATGTCTGAAGAAGCTGAATGGTGGCAAACGTTAGCTATGTTAGGTGGTTGGCCATCATGGTCTATAATGCCTAAGAAAAAATCAACTAGCAAAAAACCTACTTCTACTAAAAAGAAAAGAGAATTTGCTAATCCATTTGAATAACTGGAACAAGAAAAAACTGGGCACCATACCCAAAAGTTCCTGTAACCAAAAAAGGGGATCATTACGATCCCCTTTTAT